GACCCCATGATTCACCATCAACAACATTCCAGCGTAATGCTAGCCAGCTAGGTAAACTTTTAGGAGTACTACTTAAAGAGTTAGGTATTATTTTTCCATCAGCTTCTTGATGCCATTTCCATTGACCATCTTTAAATTTTACCCAAGTATAAATATCAGCATCTTCTACATCACTAGTTCCAGCTGTTCCAAACTTAGGTCCATCTTCACCAGGAGCATTTACATCTTTTGCTCCATCTAATGGTGTTTGAAATTCTTTAGGTAATAGAGAACGATGTATGGATTCTTTTGTAATGATTTCTATTACATTTCCATCACCATCTCTATCAATTACATAACGATTAATTGGATATAGTTTTAGGGCTTTTTTCCCGACAAAGATTAATACGTTGCCTGTGACAATTAAATGCTTCATAGCAGTGTGCAACATAATCCGATCAGATGTTTCTGATATTTGTTGCATTATCATCTTTTCCATTTTGGAAAGGGATAAATCAACTTCAGATCTAATCTCTGGGGTTACGTCTGGTAATCCTGCTAACTCTGCATCATTTATTTGCAGTTTAAAAAAACTTGTATTTACAGGGAAAAGGCTCAGCATCAATTTACTTGCGAGCACGTTGCACCCTTTGGCTCCTAATGACTGCCAAGGTATTGGTAACTTTTCACCCTTTGAATGTCCATCATCAGTAAGTAGATATGGAAGGGTTAAAGCTGCACAATCTCTAGCAGAGTCTAAGAAGTCCATTCTTTCCGTTACCAGTGATTGGTAGCGGCTAGAGGCTTGTTCTTTCATTTTCTTTTACTTAGGAATATTTAGACTTTGCTTTGATACTCCTGCTTGGGTTCCTACATTAAGTGGAATTCTTAGCATCCCTGGACCTGTTGCTGCTTGTTGTTGTGATGCTCTCTTTGATCTTCTTTTTTTTAACCCTTTTACTTTTCCAGTCTTGATACCCTCTGGAGCTGGAGTAGCTGTCTCAGGGGAAATACTTAAAGGTGATGCTGGAGGTGAAGGGGGTACTGGTGGAGCTTCTGGGATATCTGGCTGACCACACATAATTTTTATTCCTCAAATTTATTTTTTATAAACTCAACAACTGATCTCTCTCCTGAACGAAACATGATCTCAGCAATTGAGTCTTTTGGTGAGGGTGTGATTGCGGGGAAACTAGTCTCTAATTCTTCTAATAATTTACTGATAGAGCTATCTCCACCAAATATGTCCTCTTTAGTTAATTCAGCCATACATAGGTAGATTTACATTAGAACTTTCAAAGAAGGCTGGAAATCTGCTTCTCTTAGTAGCTACTAACCCTTCTGTTTTTCCTCTTTGATATAAATTATCTGATTGTTTAATCCAGAAATCTTTATCTAAATATTTATCTTTTGGGTTTACTCCTAAACCATCCATAACCCAAGCAACTGTTGCTCTTCTAAGTTTATTTAAACGTGGTGTACTTTTAAGTCCTAAATCATGAGCTACCATTCCATGGATTTTTACGTGCTGAATCTCATCATTTGAGATATCAGCGGATAATGACCTCATTCCAATATCTCCAGAGAATCTATAGAAGGGGAGGAGGACAAAGAAGACGGAGCGCTCAAGTATGGAGGCTTTAAGGATGGGATGCTCTGGTGCAGCAAGCCACGCATTAAGAATGTTTTGAGCTTCGCACTCTGCCACATAATCAGTGCCATGAGCGTTAACAATATACTGAAAACCAAGGTCGTGTTTATCTTCATCTTTTTGATTAGACATAAGGGCTTCCATTACCCCAGGTACAGGTGGTAGGTCTTTTTCTAGACCTTGTTGTAAGAACTCTTTTACAGGTAACTCAAGAACTCTTAAAGCTAATGCTCTAAAGATTGCATCACGTGAACCTGCTTTGAGTTCTCCTTTATCTACTTGAAGTGGAGTCCACTTTCTTTTTCTTTCAATTAATTTTATATAGGGGGATTTAGTAGTCATTACTCGGCACAAGCTGAACATAAATTATTTTCTTGTTCTTCTAACTGTTCACTTAGAACCTCGTTGAAGATATCTTCATAGCCCTCATCTAAATCAGCGGTTGCGTCATCTTTTCTTAAAGTATCAGGTCTAACCTGAAGGGCATAATACATACTGGTTTGTGGACTGTGGAGCCATCTCTCTATGAATTGATCATCATAAGTAACGAGATCTGACCAAGTGTTAAAGCTATATCCATGAAACAATCCTGTCTTTTCATAAAGACTAACTAAAGCATCAGCAAATCTTTTATAAGTTTCCCATCCTACTTCTGCAGCTGTTTCAACATTAGGTCCGTAGTCATAGCTCTGTACTCCTCTAGTACCTGAATCTCTATCTACAAATCTATTTATAGGAGGTGCTATTTCTGGAGTAGTTGTATATCCATTTATATCCTTGTATTCATAAGAGCAGCTAGCAGTAGGAGCTATACAGAATGCTCTTTCCATTTTATATTCCTTTGCAATTTCTGCTGCTGCTTTTATTCCTTCATCTAAAGCTTTAGCAATCTTTCCTGCATTTGTATCTGCTGTATTACCACCAAAAGCTAATGCTGCTAATTCAGTAGCTACCTCTTTATATGTGGCCCCATTGTTTGCTAATAGATTAGCTAATCCAATGAGTCCAAGGCCGACTTGCTTATCCTCTTCGGGGGGGAGGTATTCTCCAGTGCTTTCAACACCTGTTCGGCTGTGTAGTTCGCACAGCGAGGACATACCTTCAACGAAAGCTCCAGGTATGTCTCTGATACTGCAAGAGCCCACTGAGATGTGCTGAAGCAAACATGTCCCTCTACTTCTGAGGTAGATTTCAAGGCAGACATTTGAATAAATCCTCTCTTTTTTAAAGTGTCGATCTGTATATTTAATTTTATTTAGCCAAATATCTCCCTTTTTTATTCCTAATAAAAGAGCATCCTTTACTTCCCTTGATGCTTCATACCACCACTGAGGCTCAAGGTCTACACACCTCTTGACCCAAGGTAATTCAGATCTAGGGGTAGTTATAAATTCAAGGATATCTGGATGGTTTAGCGTATTATGTAACACTATCGCACCTCCCTTGTAGTAACCCCCACGCCTAATGACTTCATTAATAGTGGAGTATATCTTTCCAAAAGATACGGGACCAGAGGAGATAAGCCCTTTTCCATTGTCATGTCCCTTTGGTCTTAACTTATGTAGATGTATTGCACACCCTGCCCCTTTGCGAAGGGCTTGAGATGCAAACCTCCAAGAAGCTTCAATGCCCTCTAAACCTTCACAACTATCTTCAACTACAAAAACCGTACATGATACGGGTAGACGAGAAGTAGGATCATCTATCCAGCTTTGAACTCTTCCAGTTCTAGCTACTTTACTTTTACAGCTCATATTAAATCTTCTAAATAAGGTGGTTTATAATTTGGTCCTTTTTGGACTTTATCGTTATCGTCTTTTATTGGTTTACCATTGACCATCTTGCTCATATTACTTTTATGAACACGATCAAGAGCTTCATCTAACTCCCATCCAGCAACAGCAGCAAACTGAAAACAAACATATACAAGATCAGCTAATTCTTTTAAGCTATTTTCTTGAGATTGTTGATGTCTTGGGTACGCTATCCTTTCAGAATTAGCAGCTAAGAACTCTAAATACTCTTCACTTATGAGTGATTCAGCTTGAGTTAATAATTCAGGTTTTGGTTTGGCTATAGGCTTATCCATAGCAATCCTAAACTGGAGGGCTTGCCCCATTAGGTCAGGTACATTTGTCATATCAAAAGCGTTGTGGAATTTGTGAGTAGATTTCATCAGGCAGACCGACCATCTTATTTTCTTTTTCTAAAATGGAGATCTTTTTCTTTAAGTAGACAATTGCTTTTCTGAGGTCATCTATCTCATCTTCTGATGATTTATGACCAGCTCTACAGACATACTTAATGACGTTGCCTAAGAAGTAATCCAGTTGTTGGTCATGGATAATGTCCCATACCTCATAGATTCCTCTTTGATAGTGATCAGGTGAGAATTTGGTGGTCATCTTTAATGTATTCAGTGCGGTGGAGTTCAGTTTCAACTCGGTTTAAAAATCCATCCATCCAAGGTTCCCAGAGTTTTGTCCCCTGGGGGAGCTCTGCATTCTTGTAGGCATGAAGTGCTGTCAAGTTATTTCTGATGTATTTGAGTTCAGCTCTGGTATTTTTCATTTTGGTGTTATGAGTATTGGCTTTTGTTCCTTTGCATCCCAATCTTCAGCTTGAAGTATTCGTGCTAGACGTAATGTTCTAAGTGCATCCTCTTCTGTTTGATCAGCATCTAGAAATGCTTTTACTACAGCTGGCCAATAGTTTTCATCTTCAACAGCATCTAATATCTTTGCCGCCTTTTTAGGTCCAGCTCCAATAGCTCCTTTATATCCATCTGTACTATCCCCTGTAATTGTTTGTTCAAATAATTTTCTACGGGCTGCTTTTGGTGTTTGAGTCCATTCCTCTTTAAGGTTATAAAGACGGCAAGGTACTTGCTCCATATCCTTATCTGGAGAGATAAGAACAAAGTTATCTAGAGAACCATTTGTAGCCAAGATTGAACAAACATCATCAGCTTCTAGGGCTGGTTTCATGAGTGATGGCCATGATGCCATACCCCACTTCTTTAGTTTGAGATAACCAGCTGGCTTACGTTTAGTTCTATTTCCTTTATAAGAAGGATCAACTGTTTTTCTAAAGTTGGTTTGATCTGTGAAGGTTAATAAAATATCTTTACTATCAAACCGTTCACATAATTTTTCAAGTTCATTTTCTACAATCTTTTTTCCATCTTCAAAGCTACCTACAATAACTGTGAGATCTTGATTGTATTCATGTTCTTTTTCTGAAGCAGCTGCAGCTCTATAAAAAAAATAGTCTGCATCAATTAATAGTTTTGGCGGTTTCAGTTTCATTTGGAGTAATGGTTGCGGATGTATTCGGGATATTGCTGCCCCATAGCGTTAGCTATTCCTTGGTAGGTAGTGCTTCTGATTTTCCAGCGATCTTTAGATGGTGGAATTTTATGAATCCTCTGCTCTCTACCTTCAACAATATTTGTAGGCGTTAAAAGTGGTAAGTTCTTTAACCAAAGACAAGTTTTCTTGGTCTCACCATGCCCATATTCCCAAGGTTCTATATATTGATCTGGCTTTCTAATTTTTGTAGAAATT